CCGCGGCCCTTGTTCCCGCCTCAGCCGTTTCACTCCCGGCTTCCACCCCTTTTGCGGCGGCATGGGCGGCAGAAGCGGCTGACATCATGTCGATCACCTGTACGATACCCTTTATGGCCTCGTACAGTGAGATGAACCCGTCAACTATGGCCGTCACCTTGCTCCAGGCGTCACTGTTGCCTTCCAGGGCGGACGTCATGCTGGAGATGGAATCGCCCACTCCCTTGATGGAACTCCATCCGGACTTGTATGTCTCGAATGACCGCGCGACCACCGACTGGTACTGCTCGTAGGTCGCTATCATCTCCTGTATGTCCTTGCGCTGGTTGACGGTGACGGGATGGTCCATGTCGTCGAGCATCTCACGGAGCTCCTTCAGCCTGTCACTGATGGTATCGAAGCCTACCGCCTCAAGCTTCACCTTGAGTTCCTTCTCCCCGAGTCCCTGGAACTCTCCGAGTTCGTCCTGCATGGACGTAATCTTGGATGACCTCGAATACGCTTCGCGCTTCTTCTCAAGAGCGGCCACCACCTTCTGGATGGAGTAGACCTCCTCCTCGGAGGACTTCTTCTGAAGGTCGGTGTAGTAGGATATGGCGTCGTCAAGTTCCCCTATGGCGTTGAGGGTGGAAATGTCGCCGGGAGCCGATACGGTCTCCTTGACCTTCTGAATGGTCTTGCCGGTCTCATCGTACTTCGCCCTCAGTTCCTCAAGCTTCTTTATCTCGGCGTTGACGTTGGCCACATCGGAAAGGGCCACCGTCTCCTTGAGTTTCCTCTGGTACGCCAGTTCGGCGTCTATGTCTCCGAGCGTCTTGAGTTCCTTGGGCCTCTCAGCCGCGAGCTTCTCAAGTTCGCTCCTGTTGTCCTTCACCGCCTTGGTTTCCTTCTCGGTGGATGCGACGGTGGCATTGGTGGTGACCGTCACGGATCCGAGCGCCTTGGCGTTCTCCTTGATCTTCCCGGTGCAGACGTCTATCTGCTTCTGGACCTCCCCGAGTTGGTCCTCGTAGGATTTTGCCTCATCCTTGACCGCCTTATATGCGCTTGTCTCCTCTCCACCCTTGAAGGTATGGGTATATCCCCCTCCGAACTGGGAGGATCCCTGCACGCTGATGGTGGTCTCCTTGGTGTAGGCGGAGCCGTCACGCTCCATGTCGCTCATCTTGTCGGCTGCCATCTGCCTCTTTATCTCAAGGTCGGCTGCCTTCTGGGCCAACACCCTCGCCTGGGCTTCGTAGCCCAGCTGACGGCAATACACCTCGGACTTCTTTGTGAGGGTGTCGTACCATTCTGCTGCCGTGCGGTGGCTCCCGAAAATATTGCCGTATTCGGCGTTCAGCCTGTTGACCTCCGAAGCGGTGTCGGCATGGCTGTCGATGAGTTTTTTAAGGGAAGAGATCTCCTTGTCCATGGCGACCTTGGCGTTGGCCGCGCTGTTGGCGTAGGCTTCCTGCTCCTCGGAAAGTTCCTCCACGGATCCCGTCGCATCCTCCGACCTGTTCATGAGGAAACCTATGGCAGAAGTGAGGGCCGCCACGGCCACGCCGACCCCGGTGGCGACCATGAGCCCCTTGATGGCTATCTTCAGGGCGGTGGCCTGGTAAGCGGCATTCTTGGCGGCACCCGCAAACACCCTCGTGATGGCTGCCACCCTACTTTCCGACACCCCGAAGGCGCGGAGGGCTGCGCTTGCGAGCTTCGACACGGTGGTGACCCTGCCTATGCTCGTAACGGCCTTCTTGATGGAAGTGGTGAGGGTGGTGAAGTTGACGGCAACGTAGAGCACCTTTGCCGACATATCGACATAAGGGGCGGCCCAACCCACCGCCTTGGACGCGAAGTCCGAAAAGACCGCCATCTGGTTACGAAGCACCTGCCTTGCGGCTTCACCCGTGGATGCCATTTCCGCAAAGGCCGCGTCGATGGTTCCGGTGCTGCCCGCCATGGCTTCCACGTTTTCTTCATACTTCGACGCGAGCTGGTTCGTCAGGGGTATGAGGGCGCGGAGACTCTCAGCGGATCCGAAGAGCTTACCGTAGATCTCCTGCTCCAGCATCCCGGAAGAGGCGGCATAGCTCCTCACGGATTCATTCAGGGTCTTGACGAAGTTCTGGAATCCCCCGGCGGCCTTGATCGCAGCGGCGTCGAACTGGATGCCCATGGCCTCGGCCATCTTGCCGGCCTCACTCGAAGGCTTTACGAGAGCGGTGAATATGGCCGCTATCTGCGTGGAGACCTCCGCCGTGTTACCGGACACTCCCGTGAGGGTGGCGAAGGACGCCATCAGTTCGTCTATTGACACGCCCAAGACGGCTGCGTTGCTCGTCACCCTCGGCAGGGCCATCGCCAACTGCTCAAAGGAGGTGACACCGTTCTTGGCGGTCATCTGTATCTTGTCTTGGATCTCAAGGGCGTTGTCCCAGTCCAAGCCGTAGTTCTTGATGATGGTGGATGTGACCTTGACGGTCTCACCGAGATCGGCCAGACCCCCCACGGAAGACTTCGCAGACTGCTCGAGGAACGTCAGCCAGTTGTCCTCCGGAACACCGTTGGATATGGTCTGGTAGAGACCTTCCGCGAGTTCCTCCCTCGCAAGGGGGATGGTCTTGGAGAGTTCGGCCACCTGAGCCTTCATCTCGTCGAAACCAGCCGCATCCTTGTTCGCCATGGTGTTCACCTGGCGCATCGCCTTGTCGAAGCTCTCACCCGCCGCTATGGCGTCGCTGAACGCACCGCTCAGGGCAGTGACCGCCCGGGACACGGAGTCGAGGGCCTGCACCGTCTGCGACCAATTGATGAGGGAGGACTTAAGGTTCCCCGCCTCGGTGACCGCCGATGCGAGAGCGTCCTTCAGCCCGTCAGCGTTCTTGGCCATGTCCTGAAAGGACTTGGCGTCACTGTTCAGCTTGAACGTTATCGATATCGTGGAGTTCGCCATGGTTGTTGTACTTTTCTACTTTTTCCCTAATCTTTTCGAAGCGCTCCCTGGTGGACTCGGGGGCATCCCGTTTCGGTGTCTTCTTGTGGTCCCAGGGGAAGGGGAGCATCTTCTTGGGCTCCATCTTCTTCTTGCAATGAGGCTGCACGACTATGCATGCGTGCGTCCTCATTCGCTCCCAGCTGTCGTGCAGCCTCTGCTGCTCCTTATCCATGTAGTGTTCGTAGACCTTGGCGAACTCGTCCGGATGGAGGGAGCAGAAGTCCGAATAGGACATCCCGATCCGCCCCATGGCGATGCCGAGAAGGTCACCGACCGCTACAGGCTTTTTTTTTCTCCGCTTTCGCCGGACCCTTCCGAAGGCTCGCCCTGGATGACATGGAGCATCCCTTCGATTTCGGATGCTTCTATGTTGTCGCAGAACTCGTCAAGGGTGAGGCCGAAGTCGACATGATCCGCCAGGCAAGCTGACTTCGTACAGCAATAGAGCAGGGTGGCGAACTCGCTTATGCTGCCTTTGATGTCGGACACTTCGTTACCGGTCTCGCGGTGGTACCGGAGCATCGCACCCATGGTCATGCGACATGGGTACGACTTGTCTCCGATGACTACGCTTATGCTGTTGGCCTTGGGCATCAGCACTATGAGTTAGAAGTGGGCGTGAGAACACTCTCGTCGATGGTCACCTCACCGTCGTTCTCCAATGAAATGGAGTAAGAGGAGTCGTCCTGGGCGGGATCGGTCTTCTCAAGGGAAGTGATCACGAAGTTGCCGGAAGCGTAGGGTGATTCGTCGCTTTCCCTCTCGAAGCAGGTCACGGCCACGCTCTTCCCTTCCTTCCAGAGCCCGAGAAGGATCTTGTATCCGTTCTCTTCCTCGTCGTAGTTGTGGAGTCCCTCAGCCGAAATGGAGATGGAGAGACCTACCACGCCTTTTCCTTTCCAGAGACCGGCGGAGATGGCGGCGGAAGCAACCGGCTTCACTGCCCTGTCCTTGGTCTCGGAGTTGCATGTCAGTGTGTGAGTGGTGCAGTGGCCGATGGCCTTGCCACCTACGCTCAGCAGCATGTCGCTGCCGTTGCAATATCCTGTCTTTGCCATAGTTTTAGATCTTTATAGTAAATGTCAACACTTGCATGTAAGCATCATCCTGCCAGCTCTCCTCCGAGTCTATCATCTGGATGGCTCTTGCAACGAGGTGCACGCCATCCGAATCGTACTCGTACTGCACGCCGTCCATGGCAGCCCTCACGGCCTCGGCCATAGCCACCGAATGGGCGTAGGTGGAAGCGTAGCACGCCACCTCTATGGTGGTCGTGTCCGCACCCGCCCCGGTCTTGACAGGCCTTCCATCGTTGGAGCTCCTGCGGTAGCAGATGTAGGGGAGCTTGGCCCCTTCCTCACTCACCACGGGAAAAACCTTGTTGGACACCTTGGACACCCCCTCGTCATTGGAGAGGAGGTCGTAGATCAGCAGACCGGCGGACAGTGCCGTATTAGACGATGCATCCATTCTTCTTAGCTATCTTGTAAACGTAATTCCTTATCTCGTCATGCAGATTCCCCGTTATCGTATTGGTCACCTGGCTTTTGGTTTTCGTCATGAAGGCGTACCTGCGCATCCTGCCTCGGTTGGCCCCCATGTAGACGTTCCTCGTCCTCCATCCCCGCCTGGTGCTGTGCTTCTCCCTTCCGCTCTTGGTGCGCCTTGTCGCCGTACCTTCCTCAGCCCAGATCAGCACAGGCTTCTCCTCACCACGCCTGTTCTTATGGAACCCAGTGTATGTCTTCTTGCCAGTGCTCTTGTTCTTGGTCACCTTTGTGCCGACCGTCACCCTGAATCCGAGGGTGCGTTTGAACACTATGGATCGGATGCCCTTCTCAAGGTCGGAGTTGGAACTCAGGGAAGACCGGAGGTTGGCTATCGCAGCCTTGCGGAAAAATCCCGCCTGCTTGCGGAACGCTCCCCTCAGGGCCTTGACCCTCTCCTTCTCGCTGAAACTCTTGTAGAGTTCCCGGAGCTTCGAATCGTCGTAACCGTATGAGTAACCCTTACCCATCAGTCGTTGACCCTTTCGCAAAGGAGCCTCTTGAGTCCCTTGACCCTGTTGTGCTCGATGGCCGTGACGGTGTAGGTGATGTCGGAGTATTCGACCCTCCATCCCTCCTTCACGGAATGCGCATCCCTGATGAGGACCTCGATCTTGTAGTCGGGAAAGAACTCGGACGTCTGGACCACAGTGCCTCCGCTCCTCCAGCGGACTTCGGCATGGATCCTTCCGGCATCCTCGTAGGTCATGGTCTCGGATCCGTAGGAGTCACGGGACACCACCGGCTTCCAGAGTTCCACGAATTCCGTCATCCTCCCGGCTATCATCCCTCATCCTCCTCATCATCGGAATCATCCGCATCATCGACGAGCTTCCGGTAGGGCTTCACAAGGGCGCCGAGCGAATCCGGAACTTCGTGCATCTGCCCCGTGGCCACGCTCTCCCTCTGGTTGTACCAATGGGCCGCGAGCATCAGGACAGCGTGCTGGAGCATGGAAGGAAGTTCCCCCTCGTCATCGACGAGTTCGGATTCCTCCCGGTTGGTGGCCATGACGACCGCCTCCTTTGCCGTTGCCAGCAAATGGGACAGGTAGTCGTCATCGTCTGTGAAGTCGTCAGCCCTCACATGCTTCTTGAGAAGTTCCAGATTCAGCGCCATCGCGATTACAACAAAAACATTAACAAATATGAAACGGGAATTCAGTTAACCTTATTCACTCGCAGCGGTTGCAAGTGCAAACGCCTCCTTGCGGAGGGTAGTGGTTCCGTAGTTCACGTTGAGAACGAAGTCCACAGCGTTCTGACGGGCCTTGGAATAAGGGTCAACGATAAAGTTGATCTGGCCGAAGAGTCCCATGGGCTGATACCTCCAGTCGCCGAGTCCGATGTTGCCTTCGCCTATGTAGTTGGTCGTGAACACGGGAAGACCGCAAAGCATGTGGTTCTCGATCATGGGCTTGAAGATTCCCTTGGAGTTGATGGGTTCGCCCTCAAGGGTAGCCTCCATGGCCTTAGTCATAACCCAGCAGAGGTGCTGCCCGTCAACACCGGTGGCGAGTACGGAAGCCTTGATCTTGTTGAGCTCCTGCCATGTGGGGGTGGCGGATACGCTTGTAGCCTCAAGGCCAACGAAAGGACCTACGAGGTTGGTGGCACCGGTAACCTTCTCGGTGGAGAACAGGATCTTGTTGAGGAGCATGGCAACCGAAAGGGGAATGAGTTCGCGGACGATCTGCTCGATCACGCCTTCGGTCTGGTTGATGGTCTCCCTGGTTACGGGGATGGCGATACCGATACGCTCGGGGGAAGCGGTCAGCTTGGATAGCTTCACGGGAGTGTCGGTGAGTTCCACACCCTCGCCAACGATGGTAGCCTCAACGGCCTCGTAAGTGGGCCAGAGATAGTCACCGGCAAGACCTACGGGCATGGGGATGCCAACCTTGTCAAGGATGAGTCCCTCGGTGAGGGGCTTGAGGATCTCCTGAACCTTGACGGGAACGATTCCGCCCTCGGCTGCATCCTCCACCATCACGAGGTCACGTACCAGGTGAATCTTAGTCTGGACTCCCTTGGCCACGTTCTCGCGGAGGATCTTGTCGGCCATGGCCGAAGGATTCTCATTGCTCTTGGAGAACTCGGTGGCGGATGAACGCATCCTCATCTCAAGGATCTGGTTCTCGCGGGAAAGTGCGGCATACTCGTCAGATTCGGCTTGGGTACGCTCGCGCTGCTCCCTTTCGCACACATCAGCAATCTCACTGATGCGGTCGCAGTTCTTCTGGTAACTGTCCAGGAGGCTGCGCATGTTAACAGTGTTTTTTCTCATACTGTGTAAAAAAGGTTAATGATTAGAGTGATATTTTATGAGAGGCGAGCGTACGCATTTCTGCGACCTGCTCCCTATATTTCTCATCGTTTTTCTTCTCGGGCTCCGGAACGGGTGCGGGCTCCTCCTGTTTATGCTCTTCTTCGTGATCCACCACCCCGAACATGTCGCGCACTTCGCGGGTGTTGCACTCGGTGGCGGGATAGGCGGGATCCGGGGTGAGAGTGAAGTCGTCGATCTTGGCAATCTGCTTGACGCGGTAGAGCACTTCCACCCTTCCGTCCTTGCCGACCGTCCTCTGGCACTCCACGCAGTCCTCGTCATAGTAGGCCGCATAGAACCCGAAGGAACATCCCGATATGTCACCGCGCTTCACCAGTTCGTAGGCCTTGTCACCGTCAACGGTGTGGGGAGCTTCGAATGAGAAGCTGACGCCCTTGCTGTCCACTGCGTAAGAGAGGGTTCCCTTCCCCCTGTTGCTCCTTGCCATGATGGTATGGCGGTCGTGGAAGAGAAGCATCCTAATGTCGCACCCGTCGAGGAGGTCGCTGGTGACCGCCGAAGGCTCGATGGTCTCGCGGATCACCTCGTCCTCATCCTCGTAGAACGCTTCGGAAGGCTGGCCGAACACTATGGCGTAGCCCTCTATCACCCTGCTTTCGGAAGCATCATCGGACGCCTCCCTCACATGCAGGTCGGAGGCAACTATCTCACGCCTCAGTATCTTTGTCTTGTCCCTTTTCATCGTCTTCAATTTCAGGTTCAATGGGTTTATTTTCGGCTTCGGGGGCTTCTGCACCCTGACCTTCTGACGCTGGAGATTCCGCAAGCAGCGATCCAAGCGACTTGAGGTTCGCCGACACGAGCGGTTCGTCCCCGCCTTCGACTTCCGGTAGGTTCTCATATTTGCGCCAATCGTTGATGGTGTAGATTCCCGAAGATATGGTCTTGTTCTGGTAGTCCGCCCTGGAAGATAGATCCGAAGCGTAAAGGCTCCTCCTGTCGAACTGGAAACGGTACTTGCAGCACCTTGAGGGCGCTATGAGTTTCCTGTGCAGTTCGTTCTCTATCTTGATGAGTATGGGGTTAAGGGTCTGCGACAGGAAAGCCACATTGGCCATCTCGGCGGACTTGTAGTTCAGCGAAGTGTCGTCGAATACGAATGTGGGAGGCACACCGAAGAAACGGCAGATGTCCCTCACCGTGAATTTCCTCGTATTCAGGAATTCCATGTCGACAGATGAAAGGGACAGCTGATTGAACTGGGCCTGCCCCGGGAGCGACACTATCTTCTCTCCGCTCTGGAACCTGTAGTCAAGGTTCTCGGCGGTCTTCTGGAGCTCGGAGTCCTGGTACTCCCCGAATCCCCTCACCGAAGTGTCGTTGCTGACAATCCCCCTGACGTTGCCCCCATAGGCGAAACGATTGAAGGTCTCCTTGTCACCGGTGGACGCTATGTCGAGGGTCTGGCGGGCGAAGCCTATCACGGACAGGCCGTGCTTGCCGTCAAGGGAGAGGTTCTTCAGGTGGATGATCTCGTTCTCCGCGAACACTCCCTTCACACCGTTCTCGGAATCAAGGACCGTATAGGTGGCGTTCACGCTGTCATACGATACCGTCCCCCTGGTGAGTAGGACGAACTCGTCAATCTCCCCCACGTCCATGCGGGACCAGCGGGGATAGATGTAGGCGTTGCCGTACATCAGGATCTGGAAGACCGCATGGCTCCAGAAGTCGAATGCGGAATAGTCCTGGTTGGGCTGGACGGTCAGGAGATAGTGCAGGCGTGACTTCACGTCCTCCGAGTACACACCGTCACGGCCCCTCACCAGATAGCGGAGGGGGAGCGCGGCTATATTGGTGCAGAGGAGGGTGACGCACCTGTAGACGGTCGCCACGCAGAGGGCTTCGTAGCTCCCCGTGACAAAAGATCCGAGTTGGCCTGTGCGCGGGCTGAAGGCAGAACCCTTGGAGGATCCCGCCTTTTCCCTACGCTCAAAGAACGAAACCAACTTCTTTGTAAAACTTCCCATACTGATGGCCTTCTACTTTACTCGCACAAACGCGAAAGTGGTACCACCTATCGCTCGAAGTCGATGAACAGGCGGAGGCACATCAGGCAGGTGATCACTCCGTCGATCTTGTGAAAAGGCGAGCGCTTTATGGGCTTGAGGTTCTCAAGGCGGTCCTCGTCAAGGATGGCGTTGCCGAAGCAGTAGTAGTTGATGGGGTTGTCGTTTATGTAGATCCTTCCTGTCTTCACCCCGTGTTCGAAGCTTTCCACGGGGGCCGTAAAGTTGCCGTATGTCTGTTTCACGGGCTTGAGGGCGTTGCCCGCACCGGAGGCAATGAGCATGTTGATGACGTCCTGCGACTTCCAGGCGTCGTAGCCGATCTGGAGGATCCTCACGAATCCGTTCACCCTGAGGATGTACCCCACAATCGTGCGATAGTCTATGACGTCGCCCGGGGTGAGGGTGAGGTAGCCCTTCTCAGCCCATGTGCGGTAAAGACTCTCATTCGGATGGTTAGGAAGAGCACCTTCGGGGAAGAAGTATGACGTATGGAAGTAGAACGATTGCTTCTCCTTCCTGTAAATTCCCACCGTGACCGCCGAGAAGTCGTCACTCTCCGAGAGGTCGATTGCGCACATGGCGTCGGGCCTTCCCTTCAGGCCGTCGAGAGCCATGGGTATGGCCACGCTCCGGGCGATGCTCCCCGAGATCCACGCTTTCCTCTCATTCTCCGCATAGACGTTCAGCTGCTTGGTGCGGAACGCCAGCATTTGGTCTGCGGAACGGAGGGCCTTCTTCCATTCCTGCCGGTAGAACTCAAGGGAGACCGTCACCCCGATGTGGGGATGCACCTTTATCCAAGTGGCCTCGTCACCCTCGTCATCGTCCACATCCGGCTCGAAGATATGGGCGAACAGGGCCTCGTCCTCCTGGGACTCCCCGAGCAGTTCCCGCTTGTACCCCTGGAGCATCCCGTAGAAGGGACCCTCGAACACGTCGGAAGCGGTGGTGATGATGACCGTGAGGGGATTGTCCCTCACACCCATCGAAGTGGTGAGAACGGTGAGGAGGTTGCTGTCCTGAGCCTGGGAGAACTCGTCCATGATGATGGTGGATGCGTTCAGTCCGTCCTTGGTCCTGGCATTGGCCGTAAGGCACTGGGCGAATGCCTGCCGGTTCTTCATCCTCGTGCGTACCGTCTTCTCGTTTATCTTGAATGTCTTTTCCGTAGGATCCAATTTTTGGAAGCACCCCTTTATGACCTCGAAGCATTTCAGCGCCTGATCCTCTGAATTCGCACCGGTGTAGACTTCCGCATTGGCATCACCGTAGAGGACGTCATACACCGCGAGCGCAGCGGTCTGCGTAGTCTTCGTGAACTTCCTCGGGACATAAAGGCAGACCTCCCTCACGACACGGTAGCCATTCTTCCAGAAGGCGAAGATTGATGCGAACTGGAAGCACTGCACGGGAGTGAGCCTGTATCTCGTGGGGCCCATCTTCCCGGGGAAGTAGAGGGATTCGTACAGGGTGAAGAACTGGAGCACCGCCGTGGCGTTGATTCCGTATCGGGTCGCCATCCGGAGGAACTTGCCGACCGCGAGCAGTTCGAACAGGTTGTGCCGCTCGGGATGCCCCACGCATTCCGAGACATAGCCGGACAAACGACCGTCCACCTCGTCGAGGCGCCAATCGGAAAGGTCCAGAGACCGGAGATACCCCACGGTCTCGACCTTCTTCGCCCGCAACCGGTCCTTCTCCTCCTCGGTCATGCCTTACTGCTCCTTGGACTTGGGCATGACGATGCGGGGCTTCTTCCCCGATGCCGCCACCTTCTTCCCGATGGAGATGAGAGGATCCTCCTCGTCATCGTTGGTCAGGTTCTCTATGGTGAGGCCGAGAGCCTTCAGTTGACGGGTCACCGACTCCTGCGCATCCTTCAGGATCTTGAAGGCGGGATGGGGCGCGAGCTTGTGCCCGTACCTTGTCTCCTCAAGGACCGTCACCTCCACCAGCCCGTCGATCTGGGCGTTGGCAAGGTCGACGGTCCGGAGGGCGGATGCGAGAGAGTTGATCTGCATGTCGAGGCCCTTGTTGTACCGTTTGACCGATTTCAGGGCCTTCACTATCTGCTGACGGTATTCATCCATCAATCTTACGCATTCTTCCGACATAATTACATTTTTTAAGCAAAAAGTTCCAAAATTCCGTAAATTCAAAAAATTCAAAATCGACACAAAAGAGTGCGGGTGAGGTTTGCAGCACCCCCACCCCCTCTAAAAAATACTCCCCCCGGGGTCTCCACCCTCAGACCCATCCCCGGCTGAGGCTTCCTTGGAATCTTCCCCGAAGAAGCGGCTGATGATTCTCTCCACCTTGGCGTCGTTGAGCCTCCTGTTGGCAGCCTTGCCCGACCGCCCCATACCCTTGTGCACCTCCACATGGCAAGTGTGGCAAAGGGGCATGAGGTTGGAAGGGTCGAACATCAGGGCAGACATCTCCCTTGCGTTGGACGCGCTCTCGGCTGGGACTATGTGATGCACTTCGGTGGCGGGTACCATCAGGCCCTTCTCCCCGCACATCACACAGCAGGGATGGGCGGTGAGCGTATCCCTCCTGAGCTTCAGCCACCGGCGTGACTGGATCATCCTTTTGTATGTGGCGTTCCCTTTCATTTCCTTCTCGGCCTCCTGACCTTGGGCGCATGGCCCGCTTCGGGCGTAGGCTCCCAGTCGGCGAACTCCACGAACATCCTGTCTATCTCCATCTCGTCAGCATCCTCGTCATTCCTGTTCGTCTCCTCGGCATGGAGGACCTTACGCGCGAACATGGCCAGCAGGGCGGTGGACATCTCGCACGCATTGCGGAACTTGTAGTCCCCCGCTATGCGCGTGAGCGTGTCGTAGAGCTCTTCGCTCATCGAGAGGTTCAGCCGTCGTCTTCCCATGTCACCAGTTGATGGTCGTATCGGAAGTCCATTCGCATCCGCCCTTATTCGTGCACATCCGCCACAGTTCCACCATGTCGTCGGGCGTGGTGTCCTTACGCTCAAGCATGCGCACGAACAGGTGGCGGCTGCAATCTTCCATTCCGGATTCCCCAAGCACGGCCATAAGCTTATCTCTTTCCTTCCTTGTCATTGTCGTAAGAGGCCCCGTGTTTCGAAGCCATCTCACTTAACGCGTGCAAAAGCGCATCCTGCACCCCGTCCTTCCCCGACAAGGCCCTCCTCACGGATTCGTCAACCGTTTCCGAAGCAAGGAGGCGGAACACCTGCACGGGGGCCTCCTGCCCTTGGCGGTGGAGCCGCGCATTGGCCTGCTGGTAGAGTTCGAGATTCCAGGTGAGGCCATACCACACGATGATGTGTCCTCCCTGCTGCATGTTCAGGCCGTAGGCGGTCGATGCGGGATGGGCCAGGAGGACTTCGATCTTCCCTTCGTTCCAATCGTCGAGATCCCTCCCGGAATCGTACTTGCGGACCTTCCAGCCCTTGAGTGCCGATGCGATCCTCGGAATCTCGGAAACGAACTGGTAGAAGACAAGGACATGGCACTCGGACGCCATGGCACTTTCGACGATCTCACGCAGGCAATCGAGCTTCGCGGTATGGATCTCATGGGCGTTGCCGTCATCGTCGTAGACCGCCCCTCCCGCGAACTGTTGGAGCTTGTTCATGAGGCCCGCCGCACTGTTGGCAATCACGTTGCTTTCCGAATTCTCTTCCAGGAAAGTCAGGACCTGCTCCTTTTCGAACTGGTCGTACTTGGGCTTGGACTCCCCGAGATCCACCATAACGTCATGCACGATCATGTCGGGGAGTTCGAGGTAGTCCTTCGCCTGCATCGACAGGCAGATGTCGGAGATCCTGTCGCGGATCACCCGGTCCATCCCCTTCTTCACGGTGCACTTCACGATGATGTTGTTCCATTTGCGGAGGTTGAAATATGTGTCGCGGTAGGCGGTGAGGGACTTCCCGAGTCTCGCCCCCTGGTCCATGATGTACATGGGGGCCCATAGGTCGATGAGACCGTTGGGCGCGGGTGTCCCGGTGAGGCCTATCACCCTGTCGAATGTGGTAGAGACTCCCTTCATGGCCTTGAAGCGTTGGCTCCTGTTGGACTTGAAGGAGGTCAGTTCGTCGATGACCAGACAATCGAAGGGGAGCTTCGCCTTATAGAAGTCTACGAGCCATACGAAATTGTCCCTGCCGATGACGTAGACGTCCGCATCCTCCGAAAGGGCCTTCTCCCTTTGGACAGAAGATCCGAGGACCTTCGACACCCTCAGGAAGAGGTGGTCCCACTTCTCGCACTCCTTGCTCCACACCGTTTCCGCCACCTTCTTCGGGGCCACGACAAGGGTTTTCCTCACTTCCGCAAGATCCATGAGGTCCTGCACGGCGGTGAGGGTGGAGACCGTCTTCCCGAGTCCCATGTCCAAGAAGAGGCAGCACCTCTTGTGGCGGAAGATCCAATCCATCGCTGTATTCTGGTATGTGTACGGCTTGAATATCATTTCGTGATTTTTTCCATTATGTAGTCGACCTGCTCCTTGGAGTCCGCGGTGTAGACGTTCTGTCCGAGTTCCGTCAGTTCCTGGAACCTCAGGACCTGCTTGCGCGTCATCTTCGCCCCGTAGGATTTCAGTTCCACCCACGCCACCTTCCCGCCGGGAAGTACCGCTATGCGGTCGGGGTATCCCGTCTGTATGGCGGAAGCGAACTTGAGGCAGACACCCCCCGATTTCTTCACACGCTCGGTGAGGTACTTCTCAATCGCCTTCTCGCTCTCCGTCGAATGGTGCGTCAGGCGGTGTGTGTCCATGGCCGGGTTAAACCGTAAACTCTCTCGCGCGTATATGAGCGCATATATCCTTCGCACGCGCGTTTTTTGCGCGTTTTAGGCATATATATTACTTTTATGTTTTTCTTCATAAATTTCTGTTTACATTGTTTACAAACGGCCTTAACCGCTAGGTTTCAAAATTTTATCCGCAAACTCGGAGTGTCAACTCTCGTAAACGCTTTCGGATTTTCGACCCTTCCGTTTACCCCATTTTTTGGCGTAAACAAAACGGGGGTAAACTCACTTGGACCTTTCGTCCATGTATTCCCCCATCCTTGAGATGAAGGAAACGACCGCTATCCCGGCTATTATCGCCACCGCCACCCAGGAAAGCATTGCCACCTTGTACGCCCTTCCGGGGTCCCTGCCCTCACGCCTGAAGGCGCGGAGCAGTATGAAGGCGGCCACTGCATATCCCAGTGCGTAGGCGCCGAGTGCGGCCATCGTGATGATGAGAATCCTCATACCTTACAGCCTTTCTTCGTCGGGATCTTCCAGGGCGATCCGCCTGAATCCCCTCTGCGTCCCGTAGGCGGAAAAACGCATGGAGGAGACTGGCTCCCACCCCTTCATCTTCGACATGATCTGGTTGATGTAGCGTGACGTGTACTTGGACTTCTCCCCGGGTTTGTCCCCGAAGAGCTCGCGGCTGATCTCCATGGCGCACACCTTGGTGCGAAGCACGGAACCGTCGGTCTTGATGCCGTCGCCGTTCTGGAAGTACGCCCTTCGCTCGTCCATGCTCATGGAGTTCCATTCGATGGGGAGGAGGGTGTTGAGGAACTGTTCAATCAGGCCGATTACTGGGTCGTCGTTGGCATCGTTGAACTTGGCCTGGATTTCCCTCGCCTGGAGTTCCAGTTCCGCGGGGAGGTAGAGGCTCTCGCCCCGGCGGTAGCGCACCACCGCCTCCGCCCACAGCTGGTCCCTCTCCCCCGGGAGGTCGTCCTTCGGACTCTTCTCGCCCTTCTCGCTGAGTTGCACCACCCAGAAGCGGCGGTTGCCGAAGTCCCCCTTGAGGAAGGTCTTCTCATTCGTGGTGCCGAAAAACACGCAGTGCCTGGGGTGTGACTCCACCGTGTCCCCGTAGGCGGGGCGGTAGATGTCGTCCTGCCGTGAGAGGAACGTCTTGACGCTCTCCACATCGGAGCGCTTCATTCCGGAGAGCTCCCCGATTTCGATGAGCCATGACTTCTGCAGGGCTTCCATCCCTTCCTTGCCCTCCATGGTGACGAGGGAGTCCGAGAACCACTGTCCGCCCATGACGGACACGAGGGTGGATTTCCCTATCCCTTCGGGACCGGTGAGCACGAGCATGTAGTCCATTTTGCAGCCGGGCTCGTAGACACGTTTCACCGCCCCCACGAACTGCTTGCGCGTCATCATCCTCACGATGGGGGTGTCTTCCGCCCCGAGGTAGTCATGGAGCAGGGTGTCGAGCCTCTCCTTGCCGTCCCATACGAGGGAGTTGAGGTATTCTTTGACGGGGTGGTACTTGTTGACCCCGAAAACGTAGTCCTTGGCGTCCCTCACCTTGTCGCGTGCGGATATGCCGTAGACCGATTCGATGTACACCCTGAGGGATGCGGTGTCAACGCTCTTCCACTTCCGCGAGTCCTTGTTCCAGGGGAGACCGCCCTCCACTTCCGCGAATCCCGTGAACTCGTTCATCCTGAGCCTCCCCTTGAAGGCGGGGTCGTTTTCGAGGATCGTCACAATGTTCGGTGCGGTGGGCTTGTATCCGTTCTTCCCGGAGTCAAGCTTGGAAAGCCATTCCCCGTCCTTTTCCAGGGAGGTGACGTCTATGTCGTCGAAGTCCGTGAGCCTTTCGGCCATGAGTGTTCTCGCCGTGGCGTTGTCCTTGGCCGCGAACTGCTGCATGAGGGCGTAGGAGGGGAGCTTCGTAGGATCCTGCGCGTTGACGCCTTCATCCCGCTCCCCGAACAGGTGGAGCCTCACCAAATCGAAGGCGTTGCAGAGCCTCCTGCTGGCGGGGTCCGTGTCGTGGTGGGAATAGGAGAACTTGTGTTCGTAGCATACGAGTCCACCCGCCACGCTGCCTTTCTTGTAGGTGTACCTTCCGGGCACGGTCGTGGGCTCGTACACCTCGGAGAGGAAACGCGCTATCGCTTCCTCTATGGTGTAGGTGCGGCAGAACGCACCGATCATGCCGGGCTTGTCCAGGGGATCGCCCTGCTTCTTCATCTCATGGCGGATCCTGTCGGTCGCCCTGGAGGAGAACGCCCACTCGGATGCGTCCATGGGGTTATGGTATTCCCCGAGTATGCCGTCCACGTCAAGGGCGGGTCCGTCCTGGTAGCGGAAGAAGTATTCCCCGTCCTTCGGTGTGCTCGGCCAGTAGAAGAGCCGGGGAAGTTCGAATGTCGTGTCGTCGAACATGTCGATCCCCAGGTTCCCCGCCACCTTCCTGCACACCGGCTCGTACTCCTCGGGCGTGACGTCCCTGCTGAACAGTATCACCAGGCGGAACCTCGGCTTCTCCGGGGTGTGCTTGTGGGTGGAATACATGAAGGCGGCGCAGTTGAAGGACAGGGTGAAGTCGTCCCAGAGGTCCATCGTCCCGAAGTCTATGTCGAGGGTGGCTATGGACTTGAACTTAGTCATCCCGTTCTTCCTCTTGCCGTCGGTCAGGTATCCGCCCACGAACCCCCCGATGTCCTTCCTCCGGGACTGCTCGTCCTTGCTCATGGACAGGTACTCCGCCATCGTTTCCGTAGTCCTGTGGGTCTGCGAGCACTTCTCCACCAGTTTCGACCACTTGACCGTCTTGTTGGTCCAGTGTGTGGAGAGCCTCGACCGCCCGGTGGCGATGGCTATCTGTCTGTCGTTTTCCAGTCTCATTGCTGATTAATCTTTAAGGTAATAGGGGGTGGAGTATCCCGCGCCCTTGAGGGGCAGTCCCTTCGCCCAGGGTATGGGTTCGGAGAACAGGGCCTCCACGTCTTCCAACCTCTGGCCTTCACCGGCTTCGACAATTATCTCGTCATGGACGTGGAACACCGTGCGGTATCCCTTTTCCTCGGCCCTCAGGAGCACCCATCCGAGGATGTCCCTCGCCACGGCCTGCACTATGTTCTCCACGAGCTTCCCCCCGAATGTCCTGATGGTGCACCAGCTCTTGGTCGACTGGTCGACACCCTCGTATTCGATGGAGTCCTTCTCCCCCTTGCGGGTGTATTCCACACCCACCTTGGCCCTCGGGTAGCAGATGGGCCTTCCCGAAGGCAGGGTGATGAGCAGGCAGCCTTTCCAGAAGGAGAAGCGGAGTCCGCGGTTGCAGACTATCGGCTCCTTGGATTCCCCCCTTATGGCGGCTATGGCGCACTTCTCCACGATTCCCCAGAGCTTGACGATCTTGGCGTTGGCGTCCCTCCACTTCCACACGATCTCCCTTTCCTCCTCCTCGGACAGTCCGAGCCTTTGGCCTCCCATGGCGTCAAGGGCCATTACGCCCCCTCCGTATCCCAGGGCGAGGACCGCAATCTTACCCTTCTGCCGGAGCTCGGAGTTCGCACCGTGCTTTTCTACGGGGACTCCGAACATCTGCGAAGCGGTGGCACAGTAGACGTCGCCTCCCTTGCGAAATACGTCGAGCACCCACTCCTCTCCGGCCAGCCACGCCACGACCCTCGCCTCGATGGCGGAGAAGTCGCAGACGTGGAAGGTGCATCCCTCCTTGGCTATGAAGGCGGTGCGGATGAGTTCGGAGAGGACGTAGGTGGGTTGGGAATATTCAAGGCAGAACTCGTCATAGTCACCGAAGACCACTGCGTCCCTTGCGGTGCCGATGTCCTTGAGGTGGTTTTGCGGCAAATTCTGCATCTGCACGAGCCTTCCCGCCCATCGCCCTGTGCGGGCCGCACCGTAGAACTGGAAGAGTCCGCGGATCCTACCGTCGGAGCATACGCACTGGAGCATGGCCTCGTACTTGGCGCAGGATGTCTTGGCGAGTTCTTTTCGGATCGTCAGGGCCTCCTTCACCTTCTTCGACGGTATGCTGCCTATGAGGGAGTCGATGTCCTTCTTGTTGAGGGAGTCCACGTTGATGCCGGTGGTCTTGCGGATCCATTCCTTCACCTGGGTGGGAGAGTTCGGGTTGTCGAGTCCCGTGAGGCCCTTGAGCTTCGCCATGAGCTCTTCCCTGTAGGTGTGGTAGAACCGGTCTGCGTTCTCCGCCAGCGTCCTGTCGAGCAGCACCCCGCGGTCGTTGATCGCCTGGTCCGTTTCGTAAAGCCTGTCGTCGAAGTCGGGGACAGGGAGTCTCCTCACCTTGGCGAGGACGGCCTGTTCCACGTCCACATCGCGCCTGTTGTACTCCTTGAATGTCTCCCACTTTTCGGGATGCTCCTGGGGGGGTACGCGCCTGCTTTCGGATCCGAACAGGGTGTCGGTCTTACGCGCTTTCCTCGGCATGGAGAAAAGCCGTATGAGCGCCTGCCCTTCGGTCATCTTCTGCTGCTCCAGCCCCAGCACCTTGGCGCACTGCGCGAGTGACAGGGGGAATCCCAGTCTCGCGGCCCTCACCATGGTGCATCTCCACTGCCTTACGTCCAGCTTCACGCCCAGGTACTTCGACAGGCAAACCCTTTCGAACATGGCGTTGTAGGCGGTCTTCGTTACCGAAGGGTCGGTGAGTGCGGAGAGGATCTCCCCGGGAAGCTCTTCCCCGGAGGCAAGGTCCACGCACTCAGCCGGCGCCCCGTCCGCAGAGTAGCCGAAGAGGAGGACGGTGAAGTCCTCCGCCTCGACGTACCTGTACACCCCACATTCGGTGAGTTCGAAGCTCGAATAGGTCTCTATGTCGATGCCCAGTTCGGTCATGCCCTAAAGGTCGTCGTCATCCAGTTCGCCGCTCACGTCCACGTCACCGAAGTCGGATTCGGCGGAGGCCCTTCCTCCGAGCCTCACGTCGTCACGCACCTTCATGATGTTGTTGAGGCCGCATCCGATGCCCTTGTTCCCACCGTTGTTGTAGGGGAAGAAGGAGACCGACACTATGGCCCAGCAGCCGGAATAAACCTCGTCCTCGTCGAAGATCTGGTTCTTCTGGGCGTCCACTATGCCGGGCTTGTTGTTGGACCTTGCGTTGAGGTACTTGTGACCTTCGTAGAGGTCCGCATCATCGGTGTCCGCCTTCTCGGACCCGTCATGCAGGGGGCTGCCGATCCCAGCGGGGACCTTGCCTCCCCACTTGGAGAGTTTGCCGTCCTGCCTTGCCTTCTCAATGGCCTTCTCAATGGCCTTGATGGTGGCCTTTTCCCCTTCGGGGATGAGGATGTTGGTCTGGTACTTCTCGTCCTTTCCGTCGTCACCTACTCTGGGGTGGAAGACGTAAGTGTAGCTGAGCCTGCACGGCCCGAACACCACCTTGGTGTCTGATACTTTTGGAGTGATCATGATGTTAAAAAGTTTATGGGTTGTTTTACGTTTCGGGACACTTGTCCCTTTTGGTTCCGCCCCGGGGAGTCGAACCCCTTTCTCAATTCTTATTCACCACAGGCTTGAAATAGGTTCCTTTAATACTATAAACATGCACGGCTACCGAGTCGTCAGGGGCGGAGGGAACCTCACGGCGCCCTAAGTGTAGAGTGTTATCACGGTCTTGAGGTCCTTCGTGACCTCGCCCTCTATCGCCCCGATCCCGTAGGTGCGGGATATGCCTTCCTGGTCCTTGACCTTGCACTGGATCTCGGGGTCGTTGCCCAGGCGGTCCTGGAGCTTCTGGAGGTGCTGTATGAGTTCGCTCGTCTTCATAAGAATTTTTGTTTGAAGTGATTTAGGTATAAGTCGCTCTGGTGCATCCACCAGAGCATCCCCTTGACGGTGCCCGTGAGGGGGAATCCCTTCAGGGGAGAGTATTGGTTGAGGAAGTGGTCGAGGTGGGGGTATCCGTCCTTCCTGGCTTCTTCGAAGTCCATGTAGCAGATCAACCACCGGAGGAAATGGCGTATGGCGGCCTTCTGCATTTTCAACCCTTCCAGGGCCTTTTCCCTTGGAGTCCTTTCGAACCATGCCAGTCCGTATTTCATCCTTCCCTCCTCGCAGTTGAAGTCCCTCATGATGCCCTGTTCCCTGAGCCATAGGCGGAAGTCGGAGCATATCGCTTCCTCGTCTTCCCATGTGACCCTTCTCATAGCATCAGAATTCCATTAAGAACCTTCTCAGTTCGCTGTTTACTTGCTTCCAGTATTCGTAGCCTTCGGGCGTGCTTTCCCACAGGAAGGCGGCATACATCGTGTTGAGCCCGCAGAGTTCCGGCTCGTGGGCTCCCTTGTAAGGGTTGCACTCCGGGTCCTTGCAGTGGCTGACATAAACGTCATACCAGTCCTGCTTCTCCATCCAGGCCAACAGTTCGGCGTCGGTCTTCATGCCTAATCCCTCCAGAACTTGTAGACCTTGTTCTCCAGCTTTACGCAATAGCCCTTGTGGAGCCACGCGAAAACCTGTTGCATTTCGAATGTGGGTTCACCCGGGACGGGCGACATCTCCACGGATCCGTCACTGAGCGTGTGGCTCACGGTGGGGGATCCTTCGGGAACGGGGTCGGGGTCCACCGGGAGGACGTTGGTCTCTTCAGCCTCCTCTCCTTTGAAGTGCCACGGGTCTTCGGGGTCGAAGTTGTCATTCACCGGTATCGTCTTATGCCTTCCCTTGACTGCGAGTTCTGTGATTTCGCAGTCCCTCAACAGGTGCATGAGGTCAACGCCCCTGCGTTCCTGCCTTATTCCGTTGACTATGGGTTTGCCGTCATCGCCTATGACCACGGTATGCCCCGTCACGGTGTGCCTCAGCTTGTCGCCGACATGTACGGAATTGCCGTTCTTATCGACGCATCCTATCTTCATTCCTTTTTTCATTGTGTTCATTTCTTTTCGGATCTTTTCGCCTTATCCTGTAAGGCCATTAGCACATACTCCTTCAGTTTGCCCTGGATGGCTGCGCCAAGGATCATCCCTTGGGTTTCATCTTCGTTGAGCACCCACGCCTTCGCCAAATCCTCGGTGATGCTCAACTTTAGGGTGAGTACGTCCGGCCTGCTCTCGAACTCCGCGTTCATCTTGTATTCACTGTTCTTGATCATCGGTTTGTTTGTCTAATTCCATTAGTCTGTTTCCGAGCTCAGCTATTTTTCTCCGGAGCTTTATGTTCTCTTCCTGATATTTCTTGCCCCATTCCATTAGGGCACCGTTGTGCCTTCTGAGCCTTATGTTCTCGGCCCTGAGGGCTCGGATCTGTTCTTCATAGTTCTCCATCGTCCCCAAAGATTTTATCGGTCTCATTCTGCAAATCGGTGAAGTGGGAGTCCCACCCTTCGAACTCGCCAATGATGTCATGGCGGAAGTTGTCCCATGCTTTCCTGTACCTTTGGGCCAGATCCCTCAATTGTCGGTTTTCGGCTTTGAGCTTTTCGGCCTCCTCACCTATGAGCACCGACCCCTGTCCCTTCTCGAAGTCTTTGGTGGCGGGTGTCCACCTCTCTATGTATTGCTCCAATGCCTTCACGACCACGTCGCTTTTGGACCTCCGGTCCCAGTAGGCTATCTTGCCGATTTCGTCAAGGAGGTTGTCGGGGAGGTTGATGCTGGTGGTGTTCTGCCACCACGGGTTGTTCACTGCATAGGACTTCGCCTGTTCGGTCATCATCTTATCTGATTCCTTCTTTGTCATAGTTTTCAATGTCTTCCACTTTTGATTTTAATTTGTCCATCTCCTTCCGGTAATAGTCGTAAAGGGCCTTTCTAAAAGCCTTTAAGCAATTATAAGCCGTTTCGTAATTTATACGGTCCGTTTCTAACTTATTGACGTACCAGCCTTTTGCTTTTGGTAAATCAACACTTAGCTTAGTTCCATCATATTCTATTTTATACGGATTTGAGGACGGGTATTTTTCTTGATACAACACCTTAAGTAGGTTTCTTACGGCTCTCAATTCATCATATTTGACCTCATACCTTTTTGCTTTGCGTAAATCTTCCAGTGTCATAATTCAAACAAACAGTTTTTGTAGTCCTCCGCCTTCTCTCTCACTGATATTTCCTGAAGGAAAAAGTCGACGGATCCTTTGCTCGTTATTATGCCTTGCTCATCTGACATGGCGTGGGAAGTCGACTGTGACTCCTCCAGGCATGCGACATGTATGAGCGACCCTCCGCTTTCTTTGAAGTCGTAGAAGTCCACGATAAAATTCGGGTTTATGTATATCTCATCCGTGTCCGTGTGATCTAACGGATGCAGTTTCAAAAATGTCATGATTAATTGTCATTTAAGTTGATTTCTCCGAAATCCAATGCCGCCTGGTTGTAGGCTGGGCGTTTGTCCGTCATGGGTGCGAGTGTGGGTTTCCCCTGGGGCTTGACTACGAAGGATCCGAGCAGTTCCTTGAACTTGCCCTTTCCCAGAAGCTTCTCCATGTCCGTGATGCCCTTGGGTTCGCGGGGCTTGAGGTATTCCTCGGGATTGTAGCCGTACACCTGCATGGCCTGCATCACCTGTTCGGGGTCCTTGTATGCGCGGATGCTCCTTCCTTCCACCACTTTCCAGCCGGGGATGTCCGCACCGGAAAGGGCCCTCTGGATGGCGTAGCCTTCGAAGTCGGCCAGCCATGACTTGAGTACGGGGATGAGCGGAAGGTACTCCGAGAGCTCCGAATCCTTTAGGAGTCCCTTGTCCTTCAGGCAGGCGGCCTCTTTCGCCTTGAGGGCGAGAGCGCGGCAGGACCTTTTCACCTTGCAGAACTTGCACCAGTCGCCCGGTGTCTGTTCACCTTCGCCCGCATAGGCCTTCTTCGCGGCGGGTATGAGTTCTTCGTCCCTCCATTTCAGGAGGTCCGTCATGGGCATCTCGAACTCCGACACATGGTCGAGCCTCGGCTGCACTATGGTCATCCTGACGCTCCTGATGTTGTATTCGAAGGAGAATTTCTCATAAGCGCCCAGGGCGTATATCATCATCTGAGGGTTGTGGTCGGATTCCACCTTGACCCCTTTGCCGTACTTGAAGTCGATGATCTCCATGGTGCCGTCCGTCATGATGATGGCGTCGGCGGTACCGAAGGCGTCACGCAGGAACATGCCGAAGTCAAGGCGGGTCTCCACGAGGATTTGCGCATCCCTAACTGTCTTCCGTGCGGCGTTGTACTTCTCCATCACCAGGGAGACGTAGTAGTCGACGTGCTCATCCATCTCAGGAGTGTGGTAGGTGTCCTCGAGTTCGGCTATGTCCTGCTCCTCTTCACCGGACTTCCATCCCAGTAACTCGCGGAGTTTCCTTGCGCAGTAGGCGTGGGCTAAAGTCCCTTCGCGTGCGTAGTCGCTGCCCTCGTCCACTATGCTTTCCTCAAGCCTGAGGGAAGGTGGGCAGTTCATCCAGCGGTGGGCCCCCGAAGGGCTCAGAAGTGCGTGTGATCCCATGGCTAGAATGGCAGTTCTTCCACATTACCGTCATTCAGGCGCAGGCCGTCGCAGAGTTCGATGAACTCGGCCCTCTTTTCCAGGGGGAGTGCGCTGGGTCTGTCGGAGCCCAAATCCGTAGCGTACTTCACGAAGAATTCCGTGAGGATCTTGTGGTACTTCTTGAAGCCTTCCGACTTCTTTTCCCTCCAGTCGCTGCCCTCTATCCTGTCACGGGCGGAGAACATGGCCTCGCGGACGTCCTCCTCCGTCAGGATGGAAGGATCCTTTTTGGGAACGGGGATGTCGGCCTTCGGCGCTGGCGCGGGTTCTGGCTCCTTGGCGGGTGCGGGTTCATCCACAACTACGGGTGCCGGTTCCTCCTTGGCCTTTTTCGCCTTGGCGGGTTTTTCCTTTACGGGTTCCACCGCTATGGGGGCGGCGGGCCTCAGTTGCAGCAGCATCCCAAGTGCTGCGAGTGTGGCATCCGAAACGCTTATCTCGATGCCGATCTTGAAGTTGGTTTCCATCTTTTATGAATAATAAGATTAATAGTGGTCTTCCCATATCCTGAGGAGGTCTCTCCCCTTGTAGAACTTCCCCTTGCCTGTCTTGCGCCTGTATGCGGGCAGCGTGAAGGCGGGGTTCTTCTCCCAGTTCCTGAGCGTGTGCCTGTTGACACCGAGCAGCTGGGCGGCCTCCCTCTGGGAGTATCTCCCTTCGGGGATGATGGCGGGCCTATTCGACGTCATAGCGCGTCACCGTAAGGATGTTCTCGGCATAGTCGGTGGCCACCTGGAAGCGGCACCTCAGGAGCCTCGCCATCTGTGACACCGTGCTCTTCCCCGAGTTGCAGGCGGCTGCGTCCGGCAGCCTGAAGGCCACCGTTTCGCCGTGCCTGAGGCTCCTCAGGTCCTCGCGGGTCACGTTCTTCTTGTCAATTACAATCATACTTGTCATAATTTTCCGTTAAAAAAAGGGAGGGGAAGGCGGCGCCCCTCCCGGGGTGAAGAATTTGAGCTTTATATGTAGTCCGCCCTGTCATTCCGGTATGTCGACATCACCCGCCACGCGGCAGGCTGCGTAAAGGTTCACGGCTGCGATTGCGGTCGCCCAAAGGGGCCCTCCGCTCAGGATCATGACCGCGAGGAGCGACGCTCCGAAGTATGCGGTCTTGGCGATGTCTTTCCTTCTCATTGCTTAATTGATTGATTAATTCCTTTGGGAAAAAGAAAAACTGTCGTATATTTGCACTTGGCCGATATTTGAGTTGCAATAATACTGCGACAGCCTTTCTTGTATCCCGTTAATCTTACTTAATTGATTAACTCTGCGACAAAGGTAGTTGCAATTTTGCAACCAAACAACAATTTTGGCAAAAAATTTAGGCGCAAATTTGCAATATTTATGAGCAACAAATCACAACTCACTTTGGCACAGAGAATTAGCGCGATTCTTGAAGACAAAGAAATTTCGAACTATGCCTTGGCACAGATGCTCGGACTCGACAAGAGCACCATATCACGCCAGTTGCAGGGCCCTTCGAAGGTGTCGGGGGAACTCCTGTCGGGCATGCTCAACCATCCGGACTTCTCGGACGTGTCGGCGGAATACCTTATGAGGGGTGACGGCCCCATGTACCTGGAAGAGAAGAGTGAGGGAGAGCTCGAACTCGAAAGGAAGGTGGCCGCGCTGGAGGACGAGAACGCGAAGCTCCGCATGTCGTGTTCCGACCTGCTCATCGAACTCACGAATTATAAGCATAAGAAGAAATGAAAAGGGGAACGTTCCTTGTTTTGGCGCTCGCGCTCGCAGGCACGATTGCGCATGCCCAGACGGACAGCCTGGGTGCATACATCATGGCGGGTGACTCCGCCGTGGAGGTGAAGATGGTCAAGCCGTCCCAGAACAGGACGACATCCGTGGTGGTCGCATCCAAGAGCAGCCTCGTGTTCGATGGGGAGACCAGCCCGTACAGGGCGAAGGGGACCGCCGTGTTCCGCCTGCACTACGGCATCGCCGACCCTGCGCGGATGGCGAAATACTTCATGTTCTCCCCGAGCTTCTCCGCCGAGGACATGACGGTGGCGAAGTTCACGGTGAGGAAGGGGAACAGGCTCCTCCAGAACTCCAGCGCATCGGTCCTGGGAAGTTCCATAGGGGCTAAGAAGGCCGAGGTGGAGATCGAAAGGCGCGGGGTGGCCGAAGGGGTGTACGAGGTGAGGGTGACGGGCGAACCGGGGGAATACTGCCTCGTCCCCGTGATGTACGGAATGGCGGTCGGAAACTCTGGGGTTTTCCCGTTCACCATCGAGTGAATCAGCAAATTTTCAGCAAACGGCAATCATACTTTCATAACATATTAACCTGCTGAGAGTTGCGACGAGAGTCCTTCTTCCTTACAAGCAGAGGGTCGGGGGTTCGACTCCCTCTGCTCCCACTAAAAAAATGAGGTCGCTGAAAAGCGACCTTTTTTTGTTTTACTTTTCCTGATGGATGCTTTACGCGTAAGAAGAGCCCAGTCTGAAAAAATTGCCAGTTGATGCCTTTTCAACATGGAGACACGGCCACCCGGTCATAGCAATAGCCAAGAAAAATGAACGCATGACGAAGAAGGCTTTTTATCTGTTGCATGAGCTGGGGCATATAAAGTATCATCCAGAAGGATCCTTTGTCATGACGAAATACTATGACAGGGATGACCCTAGAGAGAAAGAGGCTGATTTCTATGCGAGAGACAATATGGCGTCATTGGATGCTGAACTCTATAGCCTTTTGTAGGTAGGGCCTTCCTTATCTGTAGGTTATCTCCCTTAGCACCCTTGTGTCCAGCATATCTACCCTGTCAAGCCAGTTCCCTTTGTCGTCGGATTTGTCGTACTTGAAGATGTTGTGCCCGAATTTCACGATATGCCCTTTCTTGTTGTAAGCCATTGAGTATTCGCGTTCGCCACCATTCCGTGTCCTTTCGTTGACTTTGACAATCCTTCCGCCTTTGTTTACGAGTGTCCTTTCCACTACGGCGCCCATGTCATTGTTGTCATCTTCAAGAGTTGTGATAGTTATGCTGTCGGGAGAGTAGGTAATCTTCTGCCTTACCCCCTTCGGCCCGTCCATCTCTTCCCAGTAAGATTTGATACCATCCCTTTTGGGCTCCGGGTACAGCACTGTCTTCCGTTCGAAGGTTTCGCTTTCACCTGTCTTTGAAACCGATGTCGCTATGATCTCGCACCTTGCAAGGAGCCCGCTATCCTCAGGACTGTATTCCAGGATTGTCACCTTGCTCGCCCCTTCATTTGTCGTTTCAAAATTAATAAATAGCGTTGTATCAATCAGTTGACTTTTCGCTTGGTCGATTTTTGGCGAGTTTTTGGCGAGTTGGCGAAATTTTAGCCGTTTTTGCGCCATCTTCACACCGCAATCCACCGACAAAGTTATCTATTTTCCAAAGATATGCTCACAAATTCCGAAAAAACTTGAAATCCGTTCATTGATATTTGGGCGGATGTGCCGATGTGGCGTCAGGGAGTGGCGTTCACCCTGCGAGCGATAGCCATTCCGCCATTAGGGAGCACCGATACCGCATGGAAGGGAGCCGACCTTGCAAGGTACCATCCGTGAGCGTGAGAGCGTGCGTGACGTGACGTCAGGGGGAGAGCCGTTGAGTGTCGTTCACCATGCGACCGACATTCGCTCCAAAATCCGCTCTGTTTGCCCTTGTGACGCCATATCGTGGCGCCATAGTGGGAGAATACCGCACACGCACCGTTCCATCCGTTATGGGCGAAAGGGAGCGTTGGCGGATGCGATTCTTTGAGCCGTAGGCGAAAAGACTACCGCTTTCCACACATAGCAAGAGCGAACTTGTTCGCATTCTTGCGATTCTTGTGTCAAGGCTTTCGCCGTTTGCGTGGGCTTGTGCGCCCTAGCGGATTTTGCGAATAATTGGAGAGCGAAGCGATTCCGATGTCAAATAGCAAAATCCTGCTCTCTAGGCTAAAAAAATTGGAATGCGTTGCTTGATTTGAGCATCTAACGTTGATAGTGGTGACGCCCTTTCCCTTCCCACACCCATTCTTTTTCATGTGCATAAACAGAGACATAGACAGAGACATAGACAGAGACATTCTCATTTAACATTATCCTTTTCATTAACATTATAATTAGGTTGTTCTTAGGTTGTTCTTGGTTGTTCTTTGTTGTTCTTGGTTGTTCTTGGTTGTTTCGATATTTTGCACGTGCGTGCGTTTGACCGATGGCGTGGTCTCATCCGTTCACCTGCTTGTGATTGAGACCTACTACCCCCATATCTTTATATATCAATACTTTACGCTTTGTGTGTCAAGTGCAATGGCTGTTAATGCCCTTTGCAAACAATTGTCCGTGAGCGTGAGAGAGTGTGTAATATGGTGTCAGGCGTGAGTTGTTGAATGGTGTTCACCATTTGTTCCATTTGTTCCATTTGTTCCGATGTGTCAGACGTGAGTCGTTGAATGGTGTTCACACCGCAAACATCGCAAATGCGACAAATGCGACATCTGTCAGGCGTGAGTCGTTGAATGGTGTTCACACCGTACCTGCGAGCGATAGACATTCCGCCATCAAAGAATACCGCCACCGTATGGAAGAGCCGACCTTGCAAGGTGCCATCCGTGAGCGTGAGAGTGTGTGTGACGTGGCGTCAGGGAGAGTCGTTGAGTGGCGTTCATAACGTACCTGCGAGTGATAGTCATTCCGCCATCATGGAGAGTACCGCCAACGCATGGAAGGGAGCCGACCTTGCAAGGTGCCATCCGTGAGCGTGAGAGAGTGTGTGACGTGGCATCTGGAGAGAGTCATTGCATTGAGTTCATACCCTTACTGCTAGCGATAGCCATTCCGCCATCAAAGAATACCGCCACCGTATGGAAGAGCCGACCTTGTAAGGTGCCATCCGTGAGCGTGAGAGAGTGTGTGTGACGTGGCGTCAGGGAGAGTCGTTGAGTGGCGTTCACGCTCTGTGATGGATGGATGCTCCAGAATCCGCTCTGTTTGCCCTTGTGACGTCATGTCGTGTCTCTATTGGGAGAGTACCGCACACGCAAAAATTTCATCCGTTTCACGAAAGATTTTCGGGAGTTGGCGGATGCGTTGACGTAGCATCGGGAAAGAGTCAGGGAGTCCATGCCTTTACCGCTAGCGATAGTCATTCCGCCATCATGGAGAGTACCGCCACCGCATGGAAGGGAGCCGACCTTGCAAGGTGTCATCCGTGAGCGTGAGAGAGTGTGTGACGTGGCGTCAGGGGGAGAGAGTCATTGAGTGTCGTTCACCCTGCGATGCGATGGATGCTCCCGAATCCGCTCTGTTTGCCCTTGTGGCGTCATGTCGTGACGCCATAGTGGGAGCGTACCGCACACGCAATAATTTCGTCCGTTTCACGAAAGGTTTCGAGAATGGGCGGATGATGCATAAGGGCGGATGCATTGACGTGGCATCGGGAGAGAGTCGTTGCATTGAGTCCGCACCTTTACTTGCTTGTGATAGTCATACCGCCACCGTATGGAAGGGAGTCACCCTTGCAAGATGCCATCCGTGAGCGTGTGTGATGTGGCGTCACATTGTGTCCCTAGTGGGAAAGTACCGCACACGCAATCTTTTCGTCTGTTTCACGAAAGTTTTCGTGTGTTGGCGGATGATGGTGTCATGTCGGGAGAGTCTTTGAGTGGCGTTCACCCTGCGATGGATGGATGCTCCCGAATCCGCTCTGTATGCCCTTGTGACGTCATGTCGTGTCGCTATTGGGAGAGTACCGCACACACAATAATTTCATCCGTTTCACGAAAGATTTTCGGGAGTTGGCGGATGCGTTGACGTAGCATCGGGGGAGAGTCAGGGAGTCCATACCTTTACCGCTAGCGATAGTCATTCCGCCATCAGAGAGTACCGATATCGCATGGAAGGGAGCCGACCTTGCAACATGATTCGAAGATGCGAGAGTGAAAAAAAATCCCCTCACGTTTCACAACGTCAAAGGGGATTTATTCACAAAAAAACATTATTAATTGTATTAACAATGCGATACAAAGTTAATGATTTTTTTGTGATGGGGTAAACTCAAAAAAGGAGTGATGTTACCTTATAGATTATCTATTGTTTCGTATTTTCTGAATGATGATAATCAATCAGTGCTTTCCAATTTACAACCTTGCTCCCATCTTCATGCATCCATCCATTACTTTCATAGTATGCATGAAACTCTTCTGCATCTACGGTATAATCGTTTTCTTTGATGTATTCCGCTACCTCTTCTAGTGTTGGCGGTACGAATTTCGATGCGTTGGTGTTCCCTTTTGGTGCGCCACCTTTTTTGCCATTCTCATACCTTCTATTATTGGCATCGATTTGGTCTTTAACGAAAAGAAACGTCATTTTTTCCGTAATACTAGCCGATTCTAAATCGGGTTGAATACCGTTAAGTCCATAATTAAGAATCGTATCATAGCAAACGACCTTTTCATCTGTGGGCAAATCATGGATTGCTTCAAAAAAAGAGCGATAAAAGACCATACTTTCACGCTTGGTGCCATTGTTTTGAATGTTTTTTTGTGCCATAAATTTTACAGTTTATTGTTGTTTTTCATCTTCGATAAACCTACCATCTTCAACGAACTTATCTATGTCTGTGGACTTATAACGATATTGCCCACCGATGCATATAGGTGTTAGTTGACCATTCTGTTTCCATCTCCAAATGGTAGTAGGGCTAACATTTAGAATCTGCATAACTTGCTCACGTGTGTAATAGGTTATGGCATCCCTTAGTTTCAATTCTCTTTCTAGTTCATTTTTCGTGGATGCGATTAGTTCACGCCCTGCGTTTATTAAATCATCTACTCCAATTTGAACGATAATAGATGGGCACTCCTTCGCCATTTCAACTAAATTAAACTTTTCGTTCATAGTGATTAAGATTTGTTGTTGGCTCTCTAATACGCATCCGCAAATATGTGTATCGTTTGAGCCATCCGTTTGGGCAATTTTGCGGTATTCCCTCACGGCACCGACAAAGGTAGAACACAAATGATGGGGTTGTCTTATCATTTATTTATCGTGATAAACGATGATAAATTTTCACAAAGACTTTGAGAGAGCCATTTTATATCGTTGTGCTCATTATGGTTGTTCTTGGTTGTTTTCGGTTGTTCTTGGTTGTTTCGATATTTTGCACGTGCGTGCGTTTGACCGATGGCGTGGTCTCATCCGTTCACCTGCTTGTGATTCATGTGCCCCCCCTATATCTTTGTATATCAATACATTACACTTTGCGTGTCAAGTGCAATGGCTGTTAATGCCCTTTGCAAACAATCATCTGTGAGCGTGTGAGCGTGTGTCATGTGGCGTGAGTCGTTGCATTGAGTTCATATCTTTACTGCTAGCGATAGTCATTCCGCCATCATGGAGTACCGATACCGCATGGAAGGGAGCCGACCTTGCAAGGTGCCATCCGTGAGCGTGAGAGAGAGTGTGTGAGTGACGTGGCGTCAGGGAGAGTCGTTGAGTGGCGTTCACGCTCTGCGATGGATGGATGCTCCAGAATCCGCTCTGTTTGCCCTTGTGACGTCATGTCGTGTCGCTATTGGGAGCGTACCGCACACGCAATCTTTTCGTCTGTTTCGTGAAAGGTTTTCGAGAGTTGGCGGATGATGGTACCGCATAAGGGCGGATGCGTT